TCCAAAAATGCCCCCGGAGGCATATTCCCACAAACAAAAGTAGAAGGGAGGTCGTGTGCCAGCGAGGAAAAGGAAAGTGAAACTAGATAAGACTCCCCGCAGACCCGCGACAACTCCTGAGGGTCGTGAACATCAGCTGGTTTCTCAGGCCGTTGACCTTGCGGAACAACAGATTCGTTCTGGCACAGCCTCGTCGCAGGTCATTACGCATTTTCTAAAGCTCGGATCGACTCGTGAACGGCTCGAACAAGAGAGACTCGAGCATGAGAACGAACTGACACGCGTTAAGATCGATGCGCTTGAATCGCAGAAGCGTGTCGAGGAGCTTTACATGGAAGCTCTAACTGCAATGCGGTCATACGCGGGAGAGTTACCGCCTCCTGACTTCGACGATGAAGCTTAGAACATATTCCGAGCTCATTGTCTTAAAAACGTTTGAAGAACGATACCGGTATCTCAGAGTACCCGGCTCAATCGGCATTTCAACGTTTGGGTTTGATAGAGTATTAAATCAACGATTTTACCATTCGAGAGAATGGAAAAGTTTAAGAAGTTTTGTTATATCTAGGGACGGTGCGTGTGATCTGGGGATTCCTGGATACGACATTTACGCGAATTTGCTGATTCATCATATGAACCCAATAGGGATCGATGATATTCAGCACGGTGGCGATTTGATACTAAATCCCGAGTTTCTGATAACCACATCGCTTCAAACCCACAATGCGATTCATTATGGCGATGAAACACTTCTTCCTAGAGGTCCCGTTCAACGGAAAAGAGGGGATACCACTCTGTGGTGAAAGGAGGTTTACCATTTCACACGACCATGAAGTTGCGTTGTGGAGTGCTGTTGCCTCTTTCTTTGCCTCTCTACTTGCTATTGGCGTTTTTGATATTACTGACGCCGCTGGTATTTTTGCACTAGTAGGAGCGATTATCGTTTCTTTTGTTACAGCAGGATCAGTTTATGCCAAACAGCGTTTAGACGATGCGAAGAAAGAGGAGGGTTCGTGAGGGCCGAGAGAGGTACGGTAGATGAGGACACACAGGAGTTCAATCCATTTCCAAAAGGAGATGAAGATGACCGAAGAGAAGACAGCGGCGGAAAAGAAGGCGGAGAAGGACCAGCAGGAGAAGAGCTCCGGCAAGAAGTATGACGGAGGGGAGATTCCCAAGAGCTCCCGCAAGAAGTCTTCCGATTCTGATTAAGCGGATATTTTACGGTCCACCTAATTGGCTAGTCATAAAGTTTGATTCCGAAGATCGAAGAGCGTTCGGTTTTTGGACAATTGTCGTCTCAACTATAGGAGCATTTTTCTTCGGGCGAGAAGTTTTGTACGTAACTGTTCTCAGTATCGTCGCTCTTTTCCCGAATTTTACTACAGAAACTCCAGTTGAGGCAGAACCCAAAGAAAAACTAATACAGTAGGTGAGATAATGGAACCAAGCATTCTTTTAAGTGTAAAGAAAGTTCTGGGGATCGCTGCAGAGTACCTCGCATTCGACCAAGACATCATAATGCACATTAACACCGCTCTTTCTACTCTCACTCAGCTAGGGGTCGGACCAGCTGCGGGATTTACGGTTGATGAGGTCGCTGACGAGTGGGATACCTTCGTCGACCCAACCGACCATCAGTACAATGCAGTGAAGTCGTACGTCTTTCTTCGAGTTCGGATGTTGTTCGATCCACCGCAGACTTCTTATCTTATCAATGCGATGACCGATCAGATCAAGGAACTCGAATGGCGTTTGAACATTCATCGAGAAGAGACGGGATGGGTCGATCCTGATCCGCCCCTCGTTGCGGAGGGTTAACATGCCAGAACGTGAAAGTGCCCAAGCTGAGCGTGACCGAAAGGACGCTGAGAAGGCTGCAGACAATCTTGAAAGGCAGTACCGACAGGGTGTCAAAGAGCGCCCGAAGTCAAAGGCCCACAAGTCGAAAGCTAAGGACGCAGAAGCGGAGGAGTAATGGATGCTCCTGCAGTTGTAAGTGATATTTTGGAGCATCACGGCATCAAGGGAATGAAGTGGGGTGTCCGTAGAAAGGCAACTGTTGGTGGCGGAGTACAACCACATCCTGATGCTGCTCGTGCTCGTACAACTGGACAAGCTCTGAAGTCGCATGGATCTCATGCTATTTCAACTTCGGATCTACAGCATTATGCGAATCGGTTGAGCGTCGAACAGAATGTCAGTCGACTTCAGTCGAATCAGAAGAATGCTGGCGCAAAGTATGTTGGCAAAGTTCTAGGAAGAGTCGGCAATAGAGTAGTCGACAAGATCATTGACAAGAGTCTTGACGCCAGCTTTAAGGTGGTTCTTAGTAGATAGGAAGGAGGGTTGGCGTGGGTCTGTCGAACACTGCGATTCCGATCTACTATGGTCAGTTTCGTGAGGCAGTCCTCCGAGGAGAAATCCCTGTAAATAGAGAGATCTCGATGGAGATGAATCGGATTGATTCGCTCATCGCTAACCCTAATATCTATTATGATGATACCGCGGTTGAAGGATTCATACGTTACTGCGAGGGGGAATTGACCCTAACCGATGGGTCAGATCTTCACCTTCTATTCTCCTTCAAACTCTGGGCCGAACAAATCTTTGGTTGGTATTACTTTGTTGAGCGAAGTGTGTATGTTCCGACAAAAGATAACCACGGTGGACATTATGAGAAAAGGGAGATCAAGAAACGCCTAACCCTTAAGCAGTACTTGATCGTCGCTCGAGGAGCGGCTAAGTCGATGTATGGGTCTCTTATCCACAGTTACTTTCTCAATGTGGATACATCGACTACGCACCAGGTTACTACCGCGCCAACTATGAAACAGGCTGATGAAGTCATGAGCCCGTTTCGTACGGCTATCACGCGCGCGCGCGGACCACTATTTAAATTCCTCACAGAGGGATCGTTGCAGAACACAACAGGATCGAGGGCTAATCGTGTTAAGCTCGCCGCTACTAAAAAGGGCATTGAAAATTTCCTTACTGGTTCTCTTCTTGAAGTTCGTCCTATGGCGATCAACAAACTCCAGGGTCTTCGTCCTAAGATATCCACTATCGATGAATGGCTCTCGGGAGACCTACGCGAAGACGTCGTCGGAGCTGTAGAGCAGGGAGCATCCAAACTCGAGGATTATCTGATCGTTGCCATCAGTTCTGAAGGAACAGTCAGAGCTGGTTCGGGCGATACGATCAAGATGGAGCTCGCGGATATTCTGAAGGGTGAATACTACGCTCCGCATGTTTCGATTTGGCATTACAAATTAGACGAACTCGAAGAAGTTGCTGATCCGGCTATGTGGATTAAAGCTAACCCAAATTTAGGAGCAACCGTTTCATATGAGACTTACCAGCTTGATGTCGAACGTGCGGAAAAGGCTCCGGCATCTCGAAACGATATTCTGGCAAAGCGTTTCGGAATTCCTATGGAGGGCTATACTTATTTCTTCACCTATGAGGAAACTCTGGTTCATCGGCCTCAAGAGTTCTGGCAGATGGCTTGTGCGGTCGGCGCGGATCTATCTCAGGGTGACGACTTTTGTGCATTCACGTTTCTGTTCCCTCTTGGGCGTGAAAAGTACGGAGTAAAGACACGAAGTTACATCACTGAGCTTACGTTGATGAAACTTCCCGCCGCTATGCGGCAGAAGTACGAAGAGTTCATCAAAGAAGGCAGCCTTCATGTCATGCCCGGAAACATTCTTGACATGATGGAGGTCTATGACGATCTCGATCGGTTTATACAATCATCTGAGTATGACGTTCGTGCGCTTGGATACGATCCGTATAACGCGAAAGAGTTTGTCGCTCGTTGGGAAGGAGAGAACGGACCATTCGGAATTGAGAAGGTCATTCAAGGTGCGAAAACCGAATCGGTGCCGTTGGGTGAGATCAAGATCATGAGCGAAGAACGGCTTTTGATATTTGATCAGGCACTCATGTCTTTCGCAATGGGTAATGCTATCACTCTCGAAGATACCAACGGTAATCGAAAGCTCCTGAAAAAGCGTCAGGATGAGAAGATCGATAACGTCGCTGCTCTTATGGATGCGTGGATTGCATACAAAGCGAATAAGGAG